CCAGCCCAAAGCAGCGATGGCCTGCGGTGTACGCTGCGGCGACATGAGCTAGGAGGTGTCGGTACCCGCTTCAGCCTCGGCCTGAGACGCTATAACCGCTGCAATCGTCGGGTTGCCAGAGACGCCATCGCCGTTTGTGACCGTGATCTGGTTGGCGGTGCCGGTCAGGGTGCGCCCGGTAAAGGTATCCGTAGCGGTCTGGGTCAGAAGGCCGTTGGTGTTGTACCCGGACAGCGCCGTCAGAGTTGCATCTGCAGCCTGTGCGCCGATTTCGGTCAGGTTCCAACTCACGTTTCCAGAACCATCAACCGATTTGCCGGTCGATCCGACGGTGAGTGTCCGAGCCGTGGCCCACGCAGCGGCGGTGGTGGCACTCGTTGCGCTGGTGGCAGTCGAGGCGTTTCCGGTGACGTTGCCCGTCAAGTTGGCCGTAATGGTGCCAGCCGAGAAGTTTCCGGAAGCGTCCCGCTGCACAACCGCGCTTGCCGTGTTTGCGTTGGTCGCCGTGTTCATCAGCGCGGTGATGTCGAAGACAGCGGCGCTTGCGCCGCCACCGTTACAGGCTACCAGCGCAGTACGGCCCGCAAGAATTGTCACGTTTCCACCCGAGCCTTGGGTGATCACCACCGACTGGTTGGACCCGTTGCGCATCAGGTAGGTCTTCTGCGCAGTCGCCGGAGCGATGGTGACAGTGCAGGTTGCGCCGGGAGTCCCCGTAAACAGGATGGCGGCGTACTGACCCTCAGAGAGGGTGCCGTTGGATGTCGTCAACGTGTACGTTGCGCCCGACAGCGTCACTGACACCACGCCGTTCATGGCGCGGTCGATGATGTCGTAGCTACTGTTAGCCGTATTGCCCCAAGCACCCGCCTGCTCGCCGTCGCCGGGCTTCTCGATGCCGGTATTCGTCGTGTATGTACTGGGCATGGTTTCGCCTTACGATGCTATCGGGGTCCACCCCGGCGTCTGCCCCGGAGTGACCGGAGAATACCCCGGATTTTGGCTTGGAGCAACGGCAGCGTAACCGGGCGTCTGCGAAGGTGAGATTGGACCCCAGACAAGCACCCCAGCAACCCGACCCGTTGCAAAAACGCCCGTTACTGTGACGACGGCGCTGGAGCCAGCAACAACCGAAGATACTACGCATGTCGCAGACACTCCGGTCACAAAGGCAACAACGCCTACTTGCGCGGTGGCCGTCCCGACGAAGCTGTCCGCAAAGACGCCAGAAACCGGTACATCGACGTCAATCAGAACCTCGACTTGCCCGATCTGACCTGTCGCTTCGACTCCGGTCGCGGCAACATCGACCCCCAAACCAACAACGACCGTCCCGACGAAGCTGTCCGCAAAGACGCCAGAAACCGGCACATCGACGTCAATCAGAACCTCGACTTGCCCAACCTGACCTGTTGCCTCGACTCCGGTCGCAGAGACAATGGCGTCCGCTTGTACGCTGGCTGTCCCGACGAAGCCTGTTGCGGACACGTCGGTCGGACTTACCGTTGCGTCCCCCGTAACTGTTGCTGAGCCAACCTGACCGGTCCCGGACACGCCTGTAGCGGAGACAACTATGTTCGGGTCAGGTCGGAGAGCAAGGGTATACGACGCCGTTGAGAATTGGCTGCTGTTCGAGTCGCTAAACGTGAACGCTCCGGGATTGAATGCCCCAGATGTCCAAGATGTGTAAATGCCGGAACCGATTGTCGAGTCGTTTGTGGAGTTGGGACCCCCCACCGATTGGAAGTTCGACAAATCCGGAGAAGAATAGGTATCCACCCCGCCGTTGTGAGCCCCTGCCCCCCCTGCGACTATCCATGCCCCCGCAGTCGCCGGGGTGATCGCAGCCGGGTTGGCCAAAACTGTATTGCCGTCAGTTGCAGTTGTGGACGTTACATCCAGAGGGGTTGTGGAAGAAACCCCTCGAAACACGTGCACCGAAACCGAACCGGCGTTACCTCCAGCGAAGGTCTGTGACACGTTGACTACCGTGTCTGGGGTAGACCCCATGATTTTATAGCCGACGATCAGACGGGTTACATAGGTGGCGTTTACAGTCAGCCGTGTGAGGTTTGTATAAGAGCTGTTTACGGTTATGGCCTGACCGCTCGGGCTTGCCGACCCTGTCCCGTAGAACACGACGACAAGATCGCCAGCTGACGGGGCGGTATCGCTACCTCCCGTCAAAGACGTAAGAGCGACGTCAGTCGTCGTTGAAGCGGAGCCGGTAATCCCGACGGCGTAACCGCCTACATAAGAGATGGGCACGGGTCAGCCCTCCCTTAGTCGTTCGCAGCGTCCGAAATCGCGTCAGCTTCAGCTTGCGTCATCATGTTGATGGATACCAGATAGCCCAACCCCTCCCGCGACGCAGCGCCATGGGGATTGATTCCGGTGGCCTCTTGGGCCGCCATCTCGAGGAGAAGCATGAAATCGTCGATAGCCGGATTGGAAGCCCGAGCCATGCGCGCCTGAACTCGTGTCCCAGCGGGGAGTTGAGCCATGTACTCAGAGATCGGAATGCGATACCTCGAATCCCGCGTCATCCGCCACTCAAACGTCAGTGTCGCCGGATTGACCCAACCCGTCGTGATCCAACCGTCGCGCTTCGGCTCCTCAGTGACGTCAACGGTCACACCAAGGGCGACAGCTTCCGCCCCGAGGCGGTGCGGGCTACGGTGCATGGATGTGACCTTTGCCCATCCGTCTGCGTCCATGTAGTCCCAAAAGACGGTGTATTCGACCATCGGGTCTCACTCCTCACGCAATACGGATGATGGCGTTGGACGCATCCGCCGTCGGAAACTGGATCGTGAACGTGCCGGTCGTCGAGGTCTTGTCCGAGCCAAAGTCCAGAACGCAGACGGTCGGGTTGGTGTAGGTGTGGGCCGGGGTCGTGTTGTAGATGAGCGCGCCGCGAGCGGTGATGGTCGCCGAGGTGAACGACAGGTCGGCGAAGTCGGTGAACGCCGTGGTGCCCGAAGTGGTAGGGCTGACGTTGGTAAGCGTACCGCCACCCGCCGAGTATGTGCCGGAGTTGCCGACTTCGTTGGTCGCCGTGTACGCCGTCGTGGCAGCTGTGAAGCTGGCCGAGTTGGTGTAGAGCGCCAATTTGAAGGTATCGCCACCAGAAGCGCGGAAATCGTGCACGCCTTCGAGGAGCTCTTTCTTGAAGCTGGTGCAAAGAAAATTGCCCGTGAATGCCATCTCAGAGTCCCCTGATCATCTGAGCAGCGACCTCAAGTCCCGCCTGCTCCAGTTTCGTTACGACCGTCGCACGGTCTTCGACTGCCGCCATCCTAACATAGTGCAGCACGACAGCCAACATCTGTTCCTTGAAGGCTCTAGCCTGCACGGCAATCTCGGGCGGCGCGCTATCGGCTACGCGGATCAAGCGATCCACGCAGAGCTCTGCGATCTGTTCCGGGCTGTGACCTCCATTGCTGGAGGTCATCACGTTAACGAATCCGATGGGCATTTTGGCGTACGTCATTCGACCCTCATGTCGCCGTCGCGGTAGCTGTCCCGCTTGCTGCGGACATCTATGAGTCCGAGCTGAGCCATGGCATCGTCATACCGTGCCTTATAGACCGTCATGAGGTCTGCGTCACCTTTCAGGAAGGTATAGGCCTCAAGGATGGCTCCGTAAAGCAGCGCCCCAGAAGCGTTGGTTCCGAGCCACGACGTCCCGCTATCAACGATAGACGGCGGATCGTAGTAGTACTGCAGTTCGACCTGATAGTTACCGTTTGGAGTCGGTCCAAGCAAGAAGGCCCCCGCGGCGCTTTCGGCACCGTCGCCAACATACTGCGCGTAGTACTTCGGCACCCCGGTTGTGCTGGGGTTCGGATACGCCTCGCGCATGAAATTCATGTCTTTGTCGATCAGGTAGGTGTAGTCCCCATCCCCGTCGATCACAGCTATTGAAAACGCGCTCAGGAAGTCCGTCGGACGTGCAAGATAGCGGTTCCCGGAAGTCGTCTGCCCCAGCACATTCTTTCGGAACTCTGGGATGAGGACCGAGCGGTAGATACGCTGCTCTGCTTCCCGCACAAACGTGGGAATATAGGAGACAAAGGTGGGTTCCTCTGTCTCCAGATACTGCTTCAGCGCGTCGGTCAGCTCGGTGTAGTTCATGCCTTACGCCTTGTACTTGCCGCCCTTGGTGGCCGCACCCATGCCGCGGCACATGCCGCCCATAGCCATCTTGCCAACGCCATCAGCGGCGAAGGCCGGGACCTTCTTGCCGCCCTTGCTGACCATCTTGAGCTTGCCGCCAGCCTTATAGCCCTTGACGGCGGCCTCCACATCCTTTTCGGTCTCGTAATCGCTGCGCGTTTTCGGACGCATCGAAGACTTCATCTCGGCGGGGTTCTTCAGGCCCGCAGGGCGCGGCTTCGGACGCAAAGACGAGGCCATCATTCCGGCACCGAGGTTCTTGATCGTCATCTTTACTCTCCATCCGTTGTGGTGACAGTTACGGTTCCGACGGAGCCTACCATATATTGCAGCGGGTTCCAAACGGGGCTCCACCCCCAAAGCGCGCGTGAAGCATCCAGCCCCGTGTCGGGGCGAGGATCAAACAGCGCTTGTGGGTCATCAACTTTCAGTCGGCCGACAAAGTACTGCGGCTGGTCAGGATCAACCACGTCCTTACCAATGCGAAACCCCGTCCGCTGCCCGTTCTGGACCTCGTAGACGAGGTCCTTCAGCGGATAGCGAAACCCGGTGCGGTCGCAGAATCCAAAGGCTTTACTGGCGCGAGCGTAGGCCATTAGAACCCCATACCAGCCCACGGAGTGAGCATAACTGACGAGCGATCTCGATCTTCACCTGCAGCAAGATCAAACTGCATCTCGTATTCGGCCTGTAGGCGAGGAATGCGCGCCTCTGCGTCCGGCTTCTTGCCCGCGATATAGTAAGCCAGCCCAGCAACAAGCGCCGGGACAAACCGCGGCGGAACCGTCGTGACGTCGCCGCCAATCCCCGAGGCAAGACCTTCAACGTACTTCAGCCGGTAGTACAGCAACGTGTACGGCTGCGTAGCATCAGGAACCGGCCAGAGAGTAACTGTAGTCCCCGTAGCGCCGCGGTGCACGTAAATCTGTGTCGGCCGGGACTGCAGCGTCTTGTTCGTCTGCTGGGCGTAGGTCGAAACCGATATGCGGTTCAGGAACGTATCTTGCTGCGAGGTGCCCGTACCAGTACGCAGCTGGTGTTCGATCACGTCAATCGTGTCCGTTGGCAGTGCGTAACTCGCAGTGCCCGCCACAAGCGAGATCGTTCCGCTCTCGATGGTGAAGAGATTCAACCCACGGTTTGCCCACTCAAGGCACAGCAGGTTCAAACTGCGCCGGGCAGTCTTCAGGTCGTAACCCGACCGCAGCTCTAGGCCCGCCCGTTCAAAGGCTTCCTCGAACAACTCGGGCAGATCGGGTACAACTGCGGCCATGGCTTAGTCCCTAAATTTCGCGGTCTTCTTGGCGATGCGCTCGGGCTGCCTCACGAACTGCTTGCCCTTAGCGGTGCCCTCGCGCTTGGCTCGGGTTGTTGCAGCATACTCCGAAGGGCTCAGCGCGTCACGCGCCTTCTTGGGGAGATATCTCTCCCCAGTCTCGCCGGACTTTTTGCCGCTCTTGGTGCCCCAGTCTTCCTTCGTCCACTTCGACATGGACTTCTGGGCCGCAGTCTTCTCCCCGGTGTACCCACCGCCCTTCTCGCGGTAGATTTTCCCGGCAAGCTGCATAGCACGGGCGGAGTGTTTGCCGCCCATTTTCGCCTTGGCCTGAGCCTTGGACTGCTCCCACAGCTTTTCGTTCGTGCGGCCCATCAGGTCACTTCTTCTTCATGCACTTGCCCATGGCCTTGCACTTGGCCGGGTTGGGGCAGCCTTCGCAGGCCTTAAACTTCGGAGCCGGTTTCTTAGCCATCAGCGCATCCTTCCTTTGGTTTTACCCTTCATGCAGCAGCCATCCATCTTGCCGCCTTTGGCGTAGCCCTTAGCCATGCCGCCCTTTTTCATACCCATGCGCGGGCGCGGCTTCGTAACAGCGGAAAGGCGCGAGGCAGGAGCAGTGGCGATCTGCTTGCCCATGTTCATGCGACCCATCATTTCTTCTTCCCCTTCTTGGCTACGCCCTTGATAGAGCCTTTGTTCTCAGCAGCGTAGAAGATGCGCTCGCCGCGCTCCTTACCATACTGCTTGGCCATCGCGGCCTTGATCTTCTTACCCTTGGCGGTCAGCGGCATCACCACTTCTCCTTATCGGCCCAATACGCGGCACTCATCTTCCCCTTGGCGATGTTTTTGGCGTGCCGAGCTTTGAAGCTGGCGCGTTTCTTCCTCATCGCCTCGGATTCGCCCGCCTTTGGTTTGCCTGCGGTCTTGGCACCTTGCTCCCCAAAACGAATGATCTTCTCTTTCCCGTTGGCACACGCTTTTACGATGTGCGATTTTTTCGGGTGATCGGGGGTTCGTCTTGGGCTGTTACAGGCCATGCTGGCCTTGTTGGCAGGCGACTTGGCCATTTCACTTCCTCAAGTACTGCTCGATCCCGTCGAGCTTGTCGATGACGGCCTTAAAGCTCTCCTTGACTTCCTTGAACTCCCGGTCATGGGACTCCTTGGTCGAGTTGTGTAGAGCCTTCAGGACCGCGATCTCAGTGTTGTGGTTCTGCTGAGTCTTGTGAATCACCCATACGAACCCGACCAGCGGGACAACGCCCCACTGCATGATCATCCGGAGCAGCTCTCCGATGCTGATGTCGCCTTCCACTGCACAACCTCACATGAAGAACAGCGTGACAGCGCTGATGTTGGTCAACGCAGTGATCTGCGGGTCCTTGTCGCAGAGCACCCCATCGCCGGGGATGGCGATGTGAAACGTGTCTCCGGATACAAAGTCGAGATCAAGCTTTGTCGCCCCGCCAGAACCATCCGTGATGGTCAAGCGCCCGGCTCCGGTTGTCGTCGCCTGTACAGCGGCAATACGCGCACGACCAATCCCGCAAGCGCCTGTCCCGGTATACCGCTTCGCGGTGACGTTCATGACGGTCATAGCGCCTACTCCTTCGCCTTCTTCGGCTTCTTCGTCTCCGGCTTGGCCGGAGCTGCAGCAGGCTTAACCTGCTGCGCGCCCTTCAGCTTACCCATCACTCACCTCACGAAACGGTGGCGGAGAACGGAGTCGCTTCGGTGCCGGTCGCGGCACCAATGACACGGACAGACCACAGGTTCAGAGCAACATCCTGCAACTCGACCGTCGCGCCACGGATACCGCCCGTGGTCGAACCGTCAAAGGTGATGGTGTCCGAGGTCGAGGTCGTCTCGAAGATCGAGGCCGAGGCGTCGGTGTCGTTGGCCACGATGGCCACGCCAGCCATCACGTCGGTTGCGTCAGCGACCTTGATGGTCGTGGAGTTCGAGGTGATCGTGGTGACCACGAAGAAGTTGTAGGCGTTGCCCGAGCCAGTGGCGGCGGGCAGCGTAACAGCCTGACCAGCGGCGCGGTCGAGCAGAACAGTGCGACCTGCGTGAGAGGCGGCGGTCACGGTGAGGGTGGCAGCGGTCGCCGAAACGAGGCTATCAGAACCGCTGATGAAGCCAGCGGTCGAGGTCACGGGACCCGAAAAGGTAGTGGAAGCCATTGTAGTACCCCTTGCACAAGGTTTCGCCGTACAGTCTGTGCAACGTCAGGTAGGGCACCCTGTCTGCACGGCTCGTGTCGCCCATTAGCCGGAGAATAGCGTAGACGGAGGCAAAAAGAAAGGCCCGCCGAAGCGGGCCTTTCACTGCGCTCCCGAAGGAGGCGCAGGGGATTACGCACCCGGCGAACCGTAGATACCCAGCGGGTCGGAGACGCCGAACGAGTAACGCTCGCGAGCCTTGTACCGGACGTTGCCGGTATCAAAGTCCCCGTCCATCGACGTCGACATGGCCGTACGCACAAAGTGCTTCATGCCATTCGGGATGTCGGTGGTCAGGAACCACGCGTCATTGTCGGTCAGGTAGTGGTTGACACTATACCCTTCCGGAATCGACCCGTTCGACTTCAGCGCGTTGAGATCGTTGTCGGCGGTACCGACGCGGAGCTCAGTTTGCAGAAGACGCGTTGCCACGAACATCAGCGCAGGCGGAATGATCAGCTTGCGCGGACGGGCTGCGATCAGCAGACCACGTTCGTCGGTGTAGGCAGCGATGTCGATCACGGCCTGTTCCAGCGACGTTTCGTTCAGGTCGACAGCGACCGACGGGGTGTTCGAGTTCACACCGCCAGCAACGGTCGGGTGCGAAGCCGAGAACAGGAAAACGCCGTCACCCGAGCGGAACGCGGTAAAGCCCGTGTTCAGCAGCGAAGCGGCCTTGACCTGCTTGGTGTACGCCATGGCGCGAGCGAGCGCCTTGGTGTAGCGAGCCGACAGCGAGTCGTACAGGTTGTCTTCCATCGCCTCTTCGGTGATGGAGAAGCCCATAGCGACGGTCTCGTGGACGTAGCGCGCCGTGAAGGCTTCCTGCGCGTTGTCGTAGGAGATCGCTGCACCTTCGGCCTTGACGGGGGCAGCCCCGAAGCCCGAAAGTTTCTGCTCTTCTTCGAAGGAACGCTCCGAAGACTCGGTTTCGTAGATTTCCGAGTGTTCATCCTCGTACTTCGCGTACTCCAGACCAAACAGAGCGTTCAGTCCGGGCAGAAGTTCTTTGAGGGCCTGTGCGCGAGAAATAGCCATAGTTCAGCCCTCCTTACAGGCCAACAGCGTTGGTGAAGCTGTGAGCACCCGGGTTGAACTTCACCAGAACATCTGGGTAAGCGTCACTCGGGGGCGACACGTGCGCCACGACACGGAACGCAGCGGCTGTAGTAACGACAGTGCTCTCCAGTGCCGAAGTCGAGTTGCCGGTAGCGGTGCTGCCGGTCGAGGTCGACTGAACGGCCGCGAAGAAGGTGTTCGTACCGATGATGGTCTGAGCACCCGAACCATCCAGCTGTGCTTGGAACAGCACGCCCGGATCGTCCACGACGTAGGCCTTGATCGCAGTACCAGTCGGAGCAGCGTAGCCCGACGGGTAGTACTGCGAGAAGGTCAGTTGACCTTGAGCGTTGATGTATTCGCAACCCACGAACACGCCAATAGCGCCGATGCCGTTACCACCAAGGTTATTGGTGGTGAGGTCAGCCCCGGTGGCGGTCGAGATAGCGATGTAGCCATCAGCGCCGATGATCACGACTTGGCCGTTGAAGATGTTCGTCGCTTCACCGGCAGGGTCGATCAGGTACTGGGACGTTGCCCCAGCATACGGAAGGCCGTCGGCCCGTTTAACGGGCTTGAGGCCGTAGGGAGCGGCAGTAGACGCCATAGCTCTTCCTCCAGTTCCAGTTCAATGCGAGAAGGGCTCAGCCCTTCCCAAACGAGGTTCGGGTCGAACGCTCCGGTGCGAGCACGGGCATCCGAGAATCAGACTCGCGCATGTAGTTCCGGTCCACGGCCTCAAGCTGATTCGTAGCTTGCGTTTCTTGGAACACGACGCGCTGCGCGGCCTTTTCAGCCGGAATACTGCACAGAAGCAGCCCTCCGACCTCAATATTCTCCGGGAACCGAGAGTCCACGTCGGACATGATCTTCAGTTCCGGAAACTCGGTGGCTTTGACCGGGACGTAACCTTCGCGGAATCGGCGCGAAACGTTCGTCATGTCAGAGTTGCCAAGCGAGGCGGTGCGAACCCAGCGAAAATGGAGTCCATTTCGCGGTTCGGGAGTGGGGAGCATACCTTGGGGCCGGTACGCAGCCGGGCGGGCCTCAACTTCACGAGTCTCGGACACACGGGGGGTACGATCAGCCATTTCTCTGCTCCTTCATCAATTGCGCCGCATATTGTTCAGGCTTCAGTCCAAGCTTCTTGGCGAGAGCAACTTGGGTCGCGGTCAACGTAATTTTGCGTGATGCGGGTGCGGAACTACGTCCCCCGGGGGCCACCACGGAACCCGTCTGCCGCCTCGGCGTTGACTCCTTGGGCGCGGCAAACTTGTCCGGAAAGCGCTGGCGAACAGCGCTGTCTATAGCACTATAGTACTCTTCACTATCTGGTGCAACACCTTGTCGAATGACACGTTCATGCACTCCGAAGGCTAGGGCGGTCATCTCTTCGTCTTTTCCAAACCACTCGTTTTCCGAGGCCCACATCTTGGCCTTGGTTGAGGGCTCCGCAACCTGCGGCCGCTGTTGCACCGGTTGCTGAACCGGCTGCTGGGCCGGTTGCTGGACCTGCTGAGCAGGGCGCTGTGGGGCCGGACGGTACGTCGAGAGGCGCGATTCTTCGGCTTTCAACCCCGCCAGCTCAGCGTTGGCGGCGATAAAGGCGTCGGAGTCCCCGGCCTCGTAGGCCAGCTTCATCTTGGACTGCACTTGGTCGAGCTGCGACTTTAGTCGAGCCTGCGCCTGCGCAATCAGAGCGGTGTCGCCGTCGGCAAGGCGTCTCTGCATTGTCTCCAGCTGCTGCCGCTGGGCTTGGGCGAAGGCGATAGCCTCATCGCGCATCCGCTGGGCTTCTTCAGCGCGCCGCCGTTCCTCGTGGAACTCGAACTTCAGTTTGCTGATTCGCTTTTTGACGCTTTCCGAGTAGTTCTCGACCTCTTCATCGGACGGAACTTCCGGTTCAGCACCTTCAGGTCGACGAGGGCGGCCTTTGTCCGCCTCGGGAGTGTCGTCAACCACTTCGATTTCGAAGCTGTTGTCGTCATCCAGTTCTTCGGGTTTTCCAAGCTGGTCACTCATGCGCGGCTATACCCCCGTGGGTCTTCGACGACGGCTTCCACCGTGTCGTCATTGATCAAACGAAACTCCTTGCCAGCCACCTTGAAGCGGGTGCCCGAGTAAGAGCGGAAAATGATGAAGTCACCCACGGCGCACCATGCGCCAGACGGGAACTTCCGCTCATCCTTGTAGGCATCGGGGCCAACGGCGATGACGTAGCCGATGATAGACGCGGTTTCTTCTGCGCCGCGGCGTTCGTCAGGGATGTACACGCCACCAGCAGTCTTGGTATCCATTTCTGGCAGCGCAATCAAGAGCTTATAGCCCTTGGGTTCGGGTAGTTTTGCCTTCAGACTTTCGTCCGGTGCGGCATTCTCAGCCGTGTACTGCATACGCAGCATCTCCTCGCAGCGTTTAAGGTACGCCGTCACCTAGCATGGGACCATCCCACGTTCCTGCGCGGTCTCCCGCGTTATTCTTCCGCCATACGGCGTTCTAGCAGCTCGATCTCCGCTAGAATCAGGTCCAACGTCTGCACGGCTCCTACCGCCTTGCAGTACGCTGGGTAATCCGCAACGCCCCCTCTGGCGAGGTGTTCCGCTAGGTCGTCCCGCTGCTCGGTGCAGAGGGACTTCAACTTGTAGAGGGGGTCGATCATTCCGGTTTATCCTTTGGCGGCACTTTCGGCGCAGACAGCTGCTTGGCGAGGTCGATACCCATCCGGACACCCTCGTTTTTGTCTTGCCGCGAAGCCTCGATTAGGTCGCCCGCGACTCGGACGCCCAGCCGGGCTCCTTCGCGACGATTTTCCGACGCCAGTCGCTCGCGCTGCAGTTCCGCGTTGTCCCGAGCCTTGAGCATCTCGAGCTCCAGCTTCTTGGCCTTGATGTCGGCGTCCGACTTGGCCTCGAACTCCTTGATCTCCAACTCTTTTATCTGAATCTGGGTCAGCGGATTCTGAGCTTCTTGCTGCGCCTGCTGCTGAGCAGCCTCGGACTGGTTCTTCTGCAGCAGTTTGCCCGCGGCCATGGCCGTGATACGCGACAGCTCCAGCTCGATATCCTCGGGCAGCGGCTCGTCTTCAGGCGGCAACGGCACGCCAAGCTGCTGCTCCAGCTGCTTGCGATACGCCATAGCGACGTGCTCGGTGATGTGCGCGGCCATCGTGCTCTGGATAGCGCTGGCAAACGGCGACTGGCCCACAATCTGCATGAGCTTGGGGTCTTGTGCCGCGGCCATGTGCACCGCGATGTGGGCCTCGTGATCCTGATACAGGAACGCCTTGACCGGCTCCTGCTTGAGGATCGCCATGTTCTCGGCCACCGGGTCTTTCGGTTTGATCTCGTCGGGAAGCTTAACGATGTCGACCGCGTCTTGGATGCCCAGCACCTCCAGCATCTGCCGGTGAAGCTTACCCATGTCGTAGAGCTGCGGGGCCTGCTGCGAGAGCTGGAGTGCCGCTTGGTACTGCATGATCCGCTGAGCCGTCGTAGCCGCATTTGGGTCCGACACAGGGATGACATCCACCCCCGCGCTGAAATCGGCAACGCGGTCGAAGTCCTCCATCTCGAAGTAATCGTACTTCGGACCCATGAAATCGCGGATCACACGGGCCAGCAGTCGGAGCTCCTGCTTCAAGGCGGCGTGCAGGCGGTGCTGGATACCCGACATCACCTTCATGTTGCGCTCAAGCAGTGCCAGTGTGGTCCCGACCGGCGCTTGCGCGCTCATGTCGCTGACCTGCAGGTCCGCCATAGAGCTGATCCGACGGCCTTCGTTGACCACGTCTCCGAGCAGCGAGTGCAGAACTTGGCTCGGCTCTTTGTAGGGCATCGGGAACAGGGAGTCGCGCAGCGTACCGCCGACGACATCCACGTCTCGCCATTCACCCGGCCGCAAGGGCGTCGTGTCGCCCTTGATGCGTAGTGCCCGCGACTTCAGCCCTGCAGGGAGGTTGGACAGGGTTCCCGCGTCAATCAGTTGACGGAGAATAGAAGTCGCGGACTTCGTAAGCCCGCCGATCAAGTGCGTCAGGCCTGTTCCGTAGAACCCCATACCCGGCAGGTAGGGGTAGTGTGCGAAGTGCATACGCTTGGTCTT